AGCGTTTTAGTTAGCATTGATAGTATCAAAAAGCTTAAAAAAGCTTACCCTAACTACTTTCTTGATGCTAAAAATTTTATAAAAGAAGTAACGGAGAGATCAAAATGAGTGATAACATAGTTAAAAAAATATGCGTCCAGTTGATTGAAACAATAGGGCTTGGCATTATGATTTTTGGCTTTTTAGCTATATCAAACGACAGCACAAAAGGCATTATTGCAATAATAGCCGGTATAGGTATAAATGCAACAGGCATATTTTTAAAGAATAAATTTAAAAAGGAGTAAAATGACCGATGAAAATTTAATAAAACAAACTTGTAAAGAGTTAAATTTAACCTATAAACAGCTTGGCGAGTTGATAGGGTTTAATGGCGATACGCTTAATAATATGGCGTCAAAACCAAACGACAAGTTAAGCACACAATTAGTTAGAGCGATTGAGCTTTACAAGGAAACTTTATCTTTAAAAAACGAGTTAAAGCAACTTGAAAGCTTAAAAACAATCTTAAAAGAGCTGGTAAAGTGATTTAGCTTTACTAGCTTTACAATTAAAAATTATAAAAAATCTACAAAAAACAATTTAAAATTATAAATACTATTGACATTAACAATTTAAAATGATATAATACTCCTATCAAAACAATTTTAAATTATGTTTTGAAATAAATCAAAGGAGCGTTAAGATGATTAGATTGTTGCAACTACTAATCTTAATCTTGCAAGTCATTTACTGGCTTTACAGATTGATAGGGCTTTAAGCCCTGCCCCTTAGGGGGGGGCTAGTAAATTTAATCTCTTAACGCCTTTTGAAATTATACCATAAGGAGCTTATATGTCAGCAGATGTTTTAGACGTCTTAATGGTTGTAGCTTTTATCACTACTTGCATTTGGATTTATCGCACAAAGGGGCAAAAATGAAGCCCCAAAGCACACAAAAAGAAAAATTCGCAAAGTATTTAGAGCTTTATAAAATAGAGCCAACCGACAGCGATGAAGTAGCAAGTTATAAAGTGCTTGATTGTGCTTTTGATTTATTTTGTGCCTTAGACGCATTAGTAAAAAATCATAACGCAATAAAAACTAAAGTTTTAAACATATTAAACCCAAAAGGAGAATAGATGAATTTAGAAGTTTTTAGAAACGATGACTTTGAGATTAGAGTTGCGATTGATGAAAAAGGCGAACCGCTTTTTTGTTTAGCTGATATTTGTAAAGTTTTAGAACTTGCAAATCCAACTCACGCCGTAAATGCGATAAAATCGGAGTTTGAGCTACCTACGTTAAATGTAGGTAGCTTTGACACTGGGTATGGCGTTAAAGAATTTACAATGATTACCGAACCCCAACTTTACTTCGTGTTAATGCGTAGCGATAAACCAAACGCAAAAGCGTTTCGTAAATGGGTAAATTGTGAAGTCCTGCCAACTATTAGAAAAACAGGCGGATATAATCAAAAACCACTTAGCCAAATTGAAATTTTGCAAAGCTCGGTGGCTATCTTAGCCGAGCAAGAAAAAAGAGTAAGCGTTTTAGAGCATAAAACTGACGATTTACATAAAGAGCAGTTAAAAGCAAAGCATAATATCAACCGCCTTTTAAGCAATGATAATTATATGACTTTAATTGCGTTTATGAACCTACACGGCATAAAGCAAAATGGCTATCATTTGCCAAGTTTAGGTAAAAGGGCTAAAAAGTTAAGTGAAGAACAAGGGGCATTTATGGGAGCGGTTATAGACCCTAGATATGGGCGGATTAACACTTATAGCACTGAAATTTTAAAACAGGTGTTTAAAGTCGCCTAACCGCCCTTTAAATTATACACACGAGATTATACACAAACAAACTTACGGCGGAGTTAATCCGCCACTTCTTACAAAAACAAATTTTTAAAAGGATAAAAAATGAGCTATTACAAAAGAATGGCTGATGAGTACGATAGAATGGAGCAGTTTCAAGACGAGAGAGTAGAAAGAGTATTAAGAAAATTAAACTATGAGTTTGATGATATCGTTAGGGATTATGGTGATTACTTCTCAAAAGACGATATAAAAGAACTCATCAAGTTTCTATTAAAAAAAGATAAAAGCGATAAAAAGATGAGTGACGTAGAAAATCTCCTATACGACCTTGATATGCTTTCAATTAAATTCTCTGAGTATATAGATGAACCGCTTTATGATATGCTTGAAAGACTAGAACGATAGATTTATTTATATAGCTTTGCTTTATGCCTACGTCCCCTTAAATACCGCCTTTAAACACTCCTAAATTTTGGCAACACATTCATAAGAACTCCTAATATAAAGGCGGTTTTTAAGGGGACGCCCTTTTACATTTCAAGGCATAGATAAGACCTTGAAATGCCGAGTAATTTAAACGCTATTTTTATACGTTTTATTACTAATTTTTTGTTTAACTTACCCAGTTTTTAGCAATTTAAATGCGTTTTTTGCATTTTTTTTTGCAAAATTTGCATTTAAGTTACCAGTTTTAAGCCTATTAATAAAAAAATATTAATGGGCTTATTTATTTCTCAAACACTACACACATTTTTTATCTTGTTCATTTATTTCCTTAGTTTTGATTTTGTGTAGGGCTTGAAAAGCAAATTTAAAAGGATAGGAAATGTTTTATTTTATTATGCTTAGCCTATGGCTTTTATGCATTTTTGGAGCTTACTATCAAAAAAGGATTAAAGATGAGCATTGAAACTTTGAAAAAATACCGCCATTTCATCAAAAAAGGAATGAGCGTAGCGGAATTTATAAATTTGATAAAGGATAAAAAATGGACAGCAATAGACTAAAAACTCAAAGAGAGTGGATTAAAAACCAGCTACTAGACCACGGACAAATAAGTAGAAATGTCTGTTTAGGTAGGTGGATAACACGCCTTAGCGGTCATATCTACGCTATAAAAGATAAAAATCCAACGTGGATAATAGACGCTAAAATGATAAAAACGCCTAACGGCGAAGACTATGTTTATACATTAGCTAATTACAAAAAAATCAAGGATAAAAAATGCTAGAATTAATAAAAGCTCAAATCGAACTAAAAGCACCAAAAACACAGTTTAATAAATTTGGCGGATATCAATACAGAAGTTGCGAAGACATATTTGAAGCCTTAAAACCTTTGCAGGAAAAATATCAATTCGCTACGATAGCAAATGCCGAAATAGTGATAAAAGACGGTAGATTTTTCGTAAAAGCGACAGCGACAATTCTAAATTCAGAGGGCAAGGAAAGATCTACGGATGGATATGCAGAATTGCCTGAAGCAAAAAAAGGAATGGACTTGAGCCAATTAACAGGCTCGGCCACTTCTTACGCGAAAAAAATAGCACTAGGTAATCTTTTTGCTATTGATGACACAAAAGATGCAGATGCGACAAACACTCACGAAGTAGCGCCAAAGAGCGTTAAGCCAAATTCTAATCCGCCACAAGTTCAGAATACTAAAAAAGCATTTCTAAGTATAGAAGAGATAAATGACTTAAGCGAGTTAATCGAGATTACTAAAACAGATTTAAACCAGTTTTTGGCTTATTTTAAGGCAGATAAGATAGCACTAGTTGATTATGAAAAGGCTAAAAATATGCTACTTAAAAAACTTGACAAGATAAACGGAGCAGAGCAATGATACTTGACCTTAAACAAGGAAGCCGTGAGTGGCTAGAGTTTAGAAAAAGAAAATTTAACGCTAGTGAAACGCCTGACGTGCTAGGCATAGGCTTTAATAAGCCTTATAAACTAGCATTAATCAAAAGCGGTGATGAGCTAGTCTATAAAAACTATGCGATGAAATTAGGAAACGAAAACGAGCCAAAAATTAGAGAGTATTTAAACGAAAAATATGAACTAAATTTAAAGCCAGTTGTAATGCTAAGCGATGAAGATGATAGATTTTTAGCTAGTTTAGACGGCGTAGATTTTGAAAAAAATGTTTTTTGTGAGATTAAATTTTCAAAATCAGAGTTTGAATGCGTAAAAGAGTGGGGGCAACCTAGTGAAAAATACTACTACCAAATTCAGCATCAATTTTACGCAACAAATTTAGAAAAATGTATATTTGCAGTTGGGGCTATAAATGAGAATTTTGAGTATGAGATTATAGACATAGAAGTAAAAAGAGATGAAGTAGCGATAGACAAGGTAAGAAATGCTTGGATAGAGTTTGAAAAAAACTATATGAGCCAAAGCGTAGATGATGAATGGCTTAGCCTAAGCGAAGAGTTGCACGAGTTGAATGAACAAAAAAAGCTTTTAGACGAAAAAATAGAAGAGCTTAAAAAACGAGCGATTGAAAAAGCAAACGGCAAAGAGCTAAAAGCTTATGGGCTTACTATTTATCAAACAAGCAGAAAGCCAACGATTGATTATAAAGCCTTTGTAGCTGACCAAAAGCTAGAAGTTCCAAAAGAGTATGTTAAAGACGGCAGTATAAGCTGGAGCGTTAGAGTTGCAAATTAGCTATAACTTTAACCGCTTTATGCACGGCGTGGTCTTAAGAGAGATAAAAAAGATACGCTATTTAGAATTTAGAACGCTAAAAATAGCCATAAAGCCTTTTTATCTCTCATTTAATGTTTTAAAGCAAATTTTAAAATATTTAGATGAAGACTATCCACGCAAAAAAGACGGTGAGCCATTTTCATATAAGGAGCTTAAGGAGCTTGATTTTTTAAGGCATATAGCATTTTTAGAGTGTATCTGTGCTGAAAACGGCTACACGCTAAATTTAGAAAAAAAATACCAGGAGGTAAATAATGGCCTATCCTAGCATTAAAGAGCTTAGAAAAAGTTTTAAAGCAGAAGAAAGAAGAGCGAGAGAAACGGAAAAAAGTAAATCACCGCTAAGACCTTGCGACCCTAAATACCAGCCTACAATGGATAAACATTGTAAAAAATTGCACGATTATTTTTATCCACAAGCCAAAACAGAAAAATATTTTAAGAGGAAAGATACGCAAGTAAGGATTAGATTAAATATCTTAAAAAGACACTGCAAAGAGCTTACCGCCCTTGCTGATGAGCTTGAAAATGAAATAAAAGTAGGAGAGCCTTTCCATATCAAGGAAACGGCTACAAAAATAATATCTTATATAAAAGGCTATTAATGGAACTTTTTAATGACCATTTCCAAAATTTCAAACGCTACAATATACCAAAAGCACAGCTAGTTATCGCGGACATTCCTTATAATTTAGGGATAAATGCTTACGCTAGTAATTCGGCGTGGTATATTGATGGCAAGATAGCAAATGGGGCAAGTGATAAAGCCGGCAAGGCGTTTTTTGATACAGACAATGATTTTAGAGTGGCTGAGTTTATGCATTTTTGCTCAAAAATGCTAATAAAAGAGCCAAAAGAAGTTGGCAAAGCCCCTTGTATGCTTGTGTTTTGCTCATTTCAGCAAATGGCACCTCTCATTGAATTAGCAAAAAGATACGGATTTATGCACTACATCAACTTAACTTTTCGGAAAAAATCAAGTGCTGGGGTGCTAAAAGCAAATATGAAAATCGTTGAAAATTGCGAATACGGGCTAATCCTTTACCGCGACAAATTACCTAAATTCAATAATGATGGGCGTATGATAATGAGTTGCATTGATTGGCTTTATGATGACAAATCAATGCCTAAAATCCACCCTACCCAAAAGCCTATTAAGCTTTTAGAGTATTTAATACGCCTATTTACAGACCCTGGAGACGTTGTGATTGACCCGTGTGCCGGAAGTGGGAGCACATTGGTAGCAGCTGAAAATTTAGGGCGTAAATCTTATGGGTTTGAGATTAAAAAAGATTTTTATAAAAGTGCTAATAGCATACTTTTTAAACGAGTAGAAAGGAGTTTATTTAAATGAAATTTTGTCCAGAATGCGAAACCAGAACAAATAAAGACTATACGATTTGCCCACTTTGTGGCGTTAAGTTGATAGATAAAGAAAAATCTATACAAAAAGCAAAAGAGCAGTTAAAACAAATAGACGAGCTTGAAAATGAGAAAATAAGTGCTTTTGTAGAAAGTAGCAAGATAGAAGCGAAAGAATTAGCTTAAGAGTTTAAATTTAAATAAGGATAAAAAATGAATACAAATCTACAGCAAACAATACAAGTATTAGAGGTTGCTTACTATGCTATTACAGAGCTAGAAAAAGAGTTAAATACTAAATTAAACGATGAGCTAAGCGAACTAATAAACACTAAAAATGATACGCTAAAAATAAATGTATCTCGCACTCAGCATGATAATAAATGCGAAAACGAATTAAGAATTACGTTAGGAATATCTTGCGATTTTGCTAATTTAGAAATCATCACAACAACGCAAGATGCGTTAAAAATTAAAATGCTTATAGAGTTTTGCGAAAAATATCTTGGAATAAAAAAACAAATTTATTAGAGGGATAAAAATGAGTTTAGCAGTATTCAATGAATTCAATGAACCGCCACTACTTCAAAAAGTAGGCTTAAATTTAGGCATAAAACCAGCACCTGCTCAGTTCGTAAATGTAAAAAATGTTCAAGCTAAAAAGAAAGAAAACGTTTCAGCAGGAGAGAAAAAAGAGCTATCTATTTTATTCGTTGCTATGATGCTTATAAATTACGAGAGGAGCGAAAGTAAAAAAGGTAAGACTATAAAGCTACTTGAAGAGTTTTACGCAGATATTGAGGAGCTTTTTTCAAATGACCGCTACAAAGAGCATAGGCGTAGCATTTCAGCCAAAGGAATGAAAGCGGTGCATAATGGATTTAACGCAAATATCGACGGTAAAACCATTGAAATGCGTTTTTTGATAACTTCTTTACTTTTAAATAGTTTTGAAGCTCATAATAGAGCCGTGCCACTTTCAGCTTTGCTTGATGAATTTTGGCAAAAATGGAGGAATAAAATCATCAAACTAGCAGATGCTACATATGACCGCTATGAGAAAAAAGGCTATGAAAAAGAGCTTAGTGATACTGAAAATCACTTATTCAGAATTTTAGAGCAAATCAGATAAAAGGATAAAAGATGAAATACGAATATTTTGTCTCTTATGCTCACGATAATGGATTTGGAAATTCCAGTATAACATTAGAGCAAAAAATAGATGGATACGAACTGCTTTTAGAAATTGCAAAAAAGATAACAAAAGACGGCGATTTTAACAGCCAAGTAATAATACTAAACTTTATACTATTAAAGGAGAAATAATGTTTAACAAAGTTATTTTAGTCGGAAACCTAACAAGGGATATCGAGCTTAAAAATGCTGGGGGCTTTATGATAGGAAGCACAGGTATAGCAGTTACTAGGAAGTATAAAAATGGCAACGGTGAAAACGTAGAGGATACGCTATTTATAGATATTACGTTTTTTGGTAAATTATCAGAAGTAGCAAATCAATACTTAAAAAAAGGCTCAAAACTACTTATTGAAGGTAGGTTAAAACTTGATACTTGGCAAGACCAGCAAGGGAACAATCGCTCAAAGCATAGTGTAGTAGTTGAAAATATGGAAATGCTAGATAATAAAAACGTCACAACAAACAATAATATTATAAACAATAGTGGCAATATTGCAAGTGGTAATCAAGTTATAAATACTAAACCAAATTATAATCAAACTCAAAACAACGAAAAATATGAGTACGTAAGTAATGATACTATCCCATTTTAAGGATAACTAAAAAATGAAAAACTATAAAATATGTAAAAAATGTAAATGCGTGGCACCTGCTACTTATAGCAGATGCCCTGCTTGTGGATATAGGCTCTCTATTTTGGAGATACATAGCAAAGACAAAAATAAAAAGGAGTAAAAAATGAAAGAAATTAAGTTTAAAGCTTATTTCAAAGTCGATAAAAGGATTTATGACGTTTGGGCTATCAATTTTTCTAGGGAAGAGATAGAGCTATTCGATAAAAAAATGCAGGTCGATTTCGAAGCTTCGTTTGATGATGTGGAGCTAATGCAATACACGGGTTTAAAGGATAAGAATGGCACTGAAATTTATGAGGGTGACATATTGCAAGGTCTCGATGAGATGCATAATGAATTATGCGTAGCACTTTTTAAAGATGGTCAATTTTGTTTTTTTAATCCAAAAAGAGAATGTAATTTTTTTATAGTAGGACAAAACTCAGAAATTACTTGCGAAGTTATAGGTAATATTTACGAGAACGAGGAGCTATTAGTAGGAGAGATGATAAATGGGTGATTATTTAGTTCAGATTGCTTCAGATAATTTACCCCCAACGCCTATCTATCAACTAGGCGCTAGACTTCCAAAGGAGCACGAATAAAACATTTTGTATTTTTAGTTGCAATATTTTCATTTGGGTATAGCTTTACTTTTGTTAGTGGGGCTGCTATTAGACACGGTATATGTGACAAAGAATGCAATCAAATGGCTTCTAATAAAGCTCATCAAGAACGCAAGGATTTTAATAGAGAATATTTCAATAAATGCGTAGATGCTTGTATGAATTATCAAGAGTATCATAATTTAAAATGAAAATTTAAAATAAAAGATATAAAGGAGCAATAAATGGGTAAATACATAAGACAAATCACGATATCACAAATCAAGCAATGTGCTAGTTCCTACCAAATAGGCGGTAACCATTATCAAAAAATGGCTATCCAGCCTATCGATTTCATAATAAAAAATAATCTTAATTTCCCTGAGGGTAATGTTATCAAATATTTATGCCGCTACAAGCTAAAAGGTGGCGTAGAAGACCTAAAAAAAGCAAGACACTATTTAGATTTTTTAATAGAAGCGTGTGAAAATAAAAGCTAAAAGGCGTTAAATGGAATTAGACATTTTTACCAAAGATGAAGTAATAAATTTAATAAACGAAGCAAAAAAAGATTTTCGCAGATATGTTGATAAAAAGATAACAAAAACGCAAATTGATGCCTTACCTAAACTTTTACAAACTCACGAAATGGCAAGAGTTTTAGGCATCAAAGAAAACACGCTAAGAGCAAGAGTTAAAGGATTTTACATTCAAGGTAGGCATTTTTTTAAAAAAAATGGTAGAATTTACTGGGATAAAAACGCCGTTTTAGAAAGAGTAGAAAATGAAATTTTACGATAG